CTTTCCAGTGAATCTCGTACGCGACCGGCTGAGAACCAGCGGATGCAGGAGACGGCTCGGCCTCCCGTTTGGTGTTGTCATCGCTCATTGTTCGCCGCTCCTGATCCTGCGTGTTCTCAGCCCAGCCGATCAAGCAATCCCCGAACCACTCGCCCCGTTCTCTCCATCGCCCGGTAGCAAGCGTCGGCCTCAATCGCCAGCAAAACCTCCCGCTCATCGGCGGTGAGCCTGAGCATCACAATTTTGTCACGCAGCCTCTCGTTGTCATGGATGAGCGCCCACGGTGGTCGCTGAGAACCACCGTCTACACCAGACGGCTTGGCTTGCTCTTGCTGTTCGCTCATCTTTCTCTACTCGCTCGCCGGTGAGACTGATCGTTCTCACCTGTCACCCATCGCCACCGATCGCCGCGCGAGCCACTCCGCCTGGAGCGCCTCGAAGTAGACACACCAGACGATGTTCGCGTCCTTGCCGTGCCGATCAAGTAGGACCTTCCGAAGGACCTCGAGCTTCATGCAGGCCGCGTTCGTGAACTTCTCGGTGAACGAACACCGCAGGTACGTCGTCGGCGGGTCGGCCTCGGCGAACGTGTCGAGGAAGATCTGGCCCGGGGCGTGTTTCCACCCGCCAGTCTCGTAGACATCGCGGCAGGCCCGCTGGAGCTGCTCGGCCGTGAACGTGGTCATGTGGCGGCCTCCTGTGACCTGATCTGCTCCGCGAGCCGTTTCTTCGTCGCCTCGAACGCCGCGGCGTCGCTACCCGACCAAGCCTGGGCAGGCGGACGGTCCTCCTGGCCGCGGAATCCGCCGCGGGCCGGCGCGTGGTCCCGCGGGTTGTCGAACTGGCCCCCGAGGACCTTGTCGACGAAGCCAGCGGTCACGAGCTGCGGCAGCGTCACCGGGTCGCGGAAGTATCGGCACCGCGGCAGGGCCTCGATCGCCGCCAGGGCCTTCGCGTACCAGCCGGGCTCGGCCAGCCGGTCGGCGGCCTTGTCGGGCGGGTCGGGCAGATTCCACGGGCGGCCCTTGCCGGCCTTCCAGGCCTTCCGCAGGGCCTCCCAGTCGCCCGGCTCGGGGTCTCCCTGCGCAGCCGTCCCGGGGGAAGAAGAAGAACTTCTCTCTCCTCTCTCTCTGGCGCGCGGCGCCCCGGCCGGGGGCGCGTCGCGCCCCGGCTGGGGGCGCTTAGCGCCCCCGACCTTGTCGACCTGGTGCCGGACGGTCGCCATGGCCCTGGATTTAGCGGCTTTTGAGAACCTGGCGTCCCATCCGGGGATACCAACGGTCCCATTTTCCGCGTCGATCACGAGCCAGCCGACCTCCTGCACCGCGTACCAGAACGCCTCGTCGCCCCCGCAGACCTTCGACAGGAGCCGGAGCGACATCCGGGCCGACCCGTCGGAGCTGTTCAGCGAGGCCCAGGACCAGAGCATCGCCAGCCGGCCGACGATCGTATCGGCAGCCAGGCCGGTCCTGTCCGCCAGCTCGAGGACCTCTGGCTTCTGGGACAGGCAGCAGTCCAGTGGAATCCATTCACCGGCCATCCATGGCCTCCTTCATCGCGTTGACGAATGCTGGCCCGAAGTGCCTCCTGAGTTTCTCCACCGCACCTGCAGGGTCGCGAGGGATGTAGACCTGGCGGTTCTCGCGAACGCCGGCCTTCACGAGAGCGGCGTTTGGCGACACCTCACCGGCCATTACTGCAGCAACCGTGTCCGCGTCGCACTCACGTTGCACGCGGGCAATCGAGTAGGCGCGAGAGTTGCCGTGTTCGTCAGTTATTCCCCTTACATTGTCAGGGGATTCATCGTCCGCCCTCGGCCTGCCAGGCTTCCCGAGCATCGCCTCCCGGAACGCGGCCAGCGCCTCCGGGTCGTCGCGGATCACGGCCTCGACCTTCGATGGGTCTTCGCCCCAGCCGTGCACAGGCTTCGCGGTGATGAGTTCGCGGAGGCTTTTGAGTTCGATCACCTTCCCGCGGCAGACGCGGCGCTCCCACGCCCGTTCCGCGATCAGCTTTTTGAGCAGAGATGGGAACTGCCGCAGGCCGCCAGTCGCCTCGTACAGCGATTCGATTGTGGACTGGCACAGTTGGCCGCGCTCAATCTCGTTGAGGTCAGGCATACTCTCGCCCCCATTCAGTGATCGTGGCGAGCTTGCTGCGAAGTTCACTCTCCGTCATGCTGGCCTGCGGCTTGAACTTTCCGTGAACTTCCTTCACGTCAATCTCGGCGAGTTTCGCAAGCCAGTAGGCCTTTTGCTGGCACTTCTTGCGCAGCGAATCCATCACCTCCTCTTTGCTTTCCACGCGGACCTCTTGCTCGCCAAATCCATGCGAAACGCCGAGGCACGCCATCACCTCGAGCACCTTCTGCATCGGCACCTTCGTGGCTTCTGAAACCCTCTTGATTTCCCTCGCCTTGTCACACGCAACCGCCTCGCTTCCGATCATCACGACATCAGTGCCGTCGTGTGATGTGGAGTAAGAGTCGATCGGCTGATCGCGGCGCGGCTCGTCGTCCTTTTCGCGAGGATCGCCGTCGAACTGCTCCCGCAAGGCCTGCACCTGAGCGGCCTCAATGTTCTGGGCACAGCGGATCAGGCGAGGGTCGGCCGGCAGATAGACGTACCCCTCGCGGTCGTCTCCGTCCCTGTACCTGGAAACCCTTCCGATGAGTTGCCTGAAAAACAGCTCGGATGTCGTGTTGGTGAGGTAGCACAACACCTGCAGACGCTTGATGTCTGTTCCCTCGGAAACCTTCCTGACGGCCACGAGCCATTCCTTTCGGCTCGTGCGAAAGGACCGAACCGTGTCGTTTTCCATGTCCGAGTCGCTCACGATCACGCTCGGGACGCACCCCGTGATGTCGCGGATTGCCTCGGCAACTTGAATGGCGTGAGTCTGGTCTACGCACGCGGCCAGGGCTGCCGCATCAGGCGTTGTCTCGCGAACCTCCAGGAGCTTCGCGTGAGCCTGCCTGATCTGTTCGCGGACAAACTCTCCGCGGGCGTCAAGAAGCCTCCAGAGCACACGAGATGCCTCGTCGTCTGACGCATCACTGGAGAGCATCTGCGTGTCGCCAGTGATGTCGTTGGTGATGATTCCACGAGAGTAGTCAAACACCAGATAGCGAACCACGTTCTCGTTCAGAGCGCGAGGGTAGTCGTATGAAAAATCACCGACCGCAAACCCGTTGCCGTCGTACTTCACAAACGGGATCGGAGTGCCGTCAGATCTCCAGGCCGTACCAGAAAGAAGAAGTCGCTCTTTCGCCAACTCAAAGGCGTCGGTGATCCCGCGACCAAAGTGCGCCTCGTCGCCGCAGTGGTGAACCTCGTCGAAAACAACAATCGTCGGAGCAACGCTGCACAACTTTCGGAACAGTGCGGAGTTGTTGGCGACGTAGTGGTACGTTGTCACGCCACCCTGAAATCCATCTTTGAAGTTCGTCCCAAACTCCTTGGTCTGCAGCTCGATGCCGAACTTGACGGCCTCCTCTCGCCACTGCTCACGAAGGTTGTCTGTCGGCACGATAACGATCATCCTCCGATCGCTTCCAGCGGCCATCCACGTCCTGCAAGCCTCAAGTGCCGCCATCGTCTTGCCACCGCCTGGGATGACGATCAGCAAGAAAGACTTGCCGCTCCGTGCTTGCCATTGAGCGAAGAACTCCTGCTGCCACTTGCGTGCCTCGAAAGCGAATGCCCCCTTCTTCTTGTTGGTGGATGGCGAAATATTCTGACAGTTCTCCACTTTGGTTATTCCTCCGTTGGATGCAGGCATGATGTGATCCCCGTCGCCTTCGCGTCCGGTAACGATCGCGACGGCCGACTTCTGCTTCTGAGTGAATAACCGCTTTTCCTCGCTCACTTCTTCGCCCTCCATAGCCGCCCACCGCTCGTCCCGTGGCCCTTGCTCCGCGCGACGAACCCGGCCTCCTCGATCAGCCCGTCCCGCTTCAACTTCCCGAACACAGCCCCGAACGCTCTCGCGTCATGCGGGACGATCCCGAGCCGCTGACAGTGGTCGACGAGCTGCTCGCCGCTGCGGGCCTGGCTGTCCGCCAGGACCTCGAGCACCGCGGCCCGGGCCCGGCCGGCGTCGAAGGCGGTCGTCCGCTCGGCCTTCGCCGCGCAGGCCTCGGCCGCGGCCTGGCCGACGGCCGCCGGCTTCGCCTGGGCGAAGATCGGCATGGCCTCGATCGCTTCCATGCTCGTCCGCAGTGCCATGGTCAGTCCCCCGTCCAGTTGGTGCCGGCCCGTGGCCCGGCGTAGCCGAGCGATTGCGGGCCGTTTCCCCAGCGCTCGAACCAGGCCCGACGGACGGCGAGCTCGTCGGCGTATGGCCGATTGCCGTCCATCGACTCCATCGCGACGGCGTTCGCGATCTGCATCGCGGCGTGCCGGTCGGCTGCCGTGTTGATCGCGTCGATCGCATCCGTGATCGTCATCCTGACCTCCGTGTATGGGCCCCGTGTCGTGGGGCGGTCGCCTGGTGCAGGTCGCGAAAGTAAACGTCCTCACCAGGTGCCGGTGTTATGTCGCGACCGCCGGCAGCGCTCTCCCTGTGGCCGAGATAGGCAGCCACTAGCGGCCCGGGAGCGGGCCGTGGACGTTAGGTCACTGAATCCTGAACTTGACCCCTTCCGCAGTCGTTGAAGTCACGACGCAGTCGTAGCCAGAACCAGTTTCAAGCCCAAAGGATGAGAGAGATTGCGGACGGACTGTAAAACGCACGGTGAGGCTGACCGATTTCTTTCCACCGCTACTAAGAGCGTTACCTTCGCCGTTGTTGTTCGTCCGAGCACAAGTCCACTCCATCAAATCCTCGTTGAAGTCAGCAGTCACTTTGTCGCCGTCGATCCACCGCATCCGAGCGAGCAGCGACTCGCCAAAACGAATACCTACGGCTACCCTCTTTGCTCCGCTGCCGGTCGCAAAGACTCGAACGTCTGTGAGTTGGTCGCCTGAACGCCGCCCACCCCTGGCAGACCTACGAAGCTGAATGATTCCCATCTGCGGATCTCCTGTCGTTTGGAACTGAAATGAACCGTTCGCCAACGCGGCGAGCGGCACTGTTTGCCTTCGAGTGACGACGATCAATCGTCGCGGCCCGAATGCTCCTCGACGAACTTGATCAGGTCGGCGCCCTTCACGAACCAGCGCTTGCCGTAGCGGAGCGCCCTCAGACCGGCACGACGCGCGGCTCGCCAGCCGGACGGGCGCCAGCCCATGCGGGCGGCAAGCTCGTCGGATCGGTAGAGTTTCGAGGGGTCGATCGAGGTATCTGGGATACGGGTGACTGTCACGGGCATGGGTGGCTCCTAGATGTTTTGGAGGTAGCGTGGATCTCAGAACGGAATGTCGTCTTCCGGCATCGACGCCGCCGCGTCGGCCTTCTTCGTCGGCGTCCGATTGGCGGGCGGCCTCGAGCTCGGCGGCGCGACCGCTCGCTCGACGGCCGGCTTCGCGGTCGCGGTCTCGACTGGTGCCGCGCCGGCCCCCGGCAGGAACTCGGCCACATTGACGAACGTCCCTCCGCTGGTCCCGGCCTTGTGGTAGACGCGAGCCTTCACCCGAAGGCCCTCAAAGTCTTTCAGCGTCGTTCCGGCCCAGGCCTCGCGTGTGATCCCGAGCGATGTCCTGAACGTCGAGAGGATCCGCTTCGCCCAGTTTGCCGTCTTCGGCATCCGGGCAAAGACCCAGCCGAAGCGTCGGTCGTCGTGGGCCAGGCGGATCTCGACACGCTCGGGCGAGTCGATAACGGCCTTCACCGTGAACTCGTGATCGCCCTCTGGGACGAGCTCGCGTTCCGGTGCCTTCGCGTCGGTCGTGGCGGTGTCTATGAACTCTTCGTCGATCCCCCAACTAGGCATTTTCGATTCCTTTCGTCGTCATGGATTCCGCGAACTCGATCACGGCGATCAAGTGGTCGCGGCCGTAGTGGTTGTGGCCGTAGGCCTTCTCCGGCTTCGGCAGGTGAGCGATCGCCGTCCTGATCTCGTAGCGCGTCATCCGGTAGCCGGCGGCTTGCGACGCGTCGACAAGGTCAGAACATCGGAACCAGTCGCGGTCGTGGTCGCCGCGGAGGCCCGAGAACGTCAGGTGTTCGAGGATGGTCACGAGGCGACCTCCTCGACTGGGTCGATTTGCTTGTGCCGATCGTTCAGACGGTCGGTGAGCTGCGACCACTCGTCGGCCGTGATCTGGTCGGTCGAGACCAGCTCGTCGAGCCGGTTGCCGATCTTCCCGAGCGTCCGCACGTTCGCCGCCTGGGCGATGAACAACGCGATCTGAGCGTAGAGCGGCAGCTCCTGTGTCTCAAACTGCTCAACATGCGCCACCGTCAGGCCTGGGGCGACAGCCTTGACAGATTTGGTCAAGGGTCGGCCATCCCCGTTCAGATTGGCTGCCGGCTCGGCCTTCACGGCCTCGCCACCCGCAAGCCATTCGGCCAGCCTCTTCCCCGTCTCGGCCGTGATCGGCTTCGGGTCTCCGCCGAAGATCCCTGTCCGATCCTTCGATACGGTCGCGTAGTGGCCGTCGTGGACCAGGTCAAGAACGGTCGTGAACTCGTACTCCAGGCCGTCGCGGGCCTCGAGCTTCATCCCGAGCTTTGTCACCTTCTTCCGACCGTGGTCCTCGACCTGGGCGGTCTCGGTCTTACTGCGGCCCGTGCAAATCACATGGGCCGACGACCGCAGGATCGCGTCGACGAATGCCCGCCACCGAGGCGTGATCACTGAGAAAGCCGACCAGGTGTTCCCGCGGAACTGTGCCTTCGCGATGTCGTCGACCAACTCCAGGCACCCGCCCTTGCCGCTCCAGCAGTGGGTGACGGAGTCGATGACGATCACCTCGTAGCCCGCGGCCTCGGCCCCCGAGATCGCCTCGACGTACCTCTCCGGCGTGAACGGCGGCTTCAGGTCGATCACGTCGAACTCGTGCAGCTCGTCGTAGAGGTCGCTCGACCCTTCCTCGGTGTCGATGACGACCGTCTTCCCGCCGAGGCCCTTCGCCAGGAGCAGGGCTCCGAACGTCTTCCCGCCGCCGCTCGGGCTGGTCAGCAGGATCCGGAGCTTCGTTGCCGATCGCTTCGCCTTCCTGATGGAAATCGTCATACCCCATACCTCCTCACATTGTTTGCAGACATCCAGCCCGTCTCGCGGAACACCCGCGAGGCGACGGCACGGGCGGGATCCTCCGCCCGTGCCTCCTCGACTCCGTCCAGCCCGGCCTCCAGCCGGTCTCCCTGCCGCCGCCGTTCCGTGGCCTCGGCCTCGTCCGTGAATGTGTGTAGGGCGAACACGATCGCGACCATCGCGAACGCGGCCGACAGGATTGACGACCCGACGATCCAGGCCGCGAGGAACTGCTCCAGCGTCATTTCCAGATCTCCCCGTCGGCGTCCTCGAGGTAGGGCATCGCGTGTTCCAGGGCCGCCCGGGCCCGAAGGACGGTCACGCTGTTCACCGGGGCCTGTGTCCGCTCGACCTCGTCAAGCAGGTCCTCCAGGGCCCGCAGCGGCCGCCAGGCCGCGATCACCAGATGCCGTGCCAGGCGGGCTCCGCGAGCCATCGGGTGATTCCGGTCGTTCGTGTTCCGATGGAGCGCGGTGTCGTTGCGTGAAGTCATGCGTGCCATGTGTCGTCCTCCTCAGAAGGGGAGGATCGAGCCGATCGGCCACGGCCGACCGTCGATCACGCGGACGGTTTTCTCGTCGTCGGCCTCGACCACTACGAGCGGCCGGTCCCCTTCCTGGATCCTGATCACACGGCCGGCTTCCCATTCGGTGTCCGTGTGAAACTTCAGCCGGTAGGCGATCCGGTCGCCTACGCTCGGCAGGTTGCAGGCCTCCAGACGGCCGTAGGTCTCGGCCATTCCTGCAACGGCACCGGAGTATTCGCGATCGTGTGGGTCGTTGTCGTTGGTCATCATTCGCTCCTTCGTTTGGGTGTCCTGACTGTACAAACGATCAGCAGTTGGTCAAACGTTTTTTGACGCGTGGCGCTCGGGCGATACAAGCAGTTGGGGAGTCGAAATCTTCCCGTGTCTCGTTTCCGTGAAATGGGATACAGGCTAAGTGTCTAGGCCAACCGAAAGAATCTTCGCCAGGACGATCAGCAGCTCGAACCACAGCTCGGCGTTCATGTCGTGCCTCCTTGCACTGGTGACCACACCGTCGAAGTCATCCATGACGCGACGGGGAGGATAAACACGTTATCGTGAAATGGTCAAGAGGGAATCCAGAAAATCGTGAAATCCCATGGTTCAGGCCGGAAAGACGGGCTTCGTCAGTCTTGCTGGGTGCCCTTGCGTGGCCGGCCGCCGCGCTTTTTCTTGGTCGCGGAGGCTTCCTTGTTCCGCTTCTTGATCTCGTGGAGGAAATAGTAGACCCGCCTGGGCGACTCCACGATCTTCGTCAGCTCTCCGCGTCGGCCCCAGTGCCGAATGTTGCTCGGGTCGATGTCGAGCAGCTCGCCCGCCTCGTCTGCGGTCAGCACGGGCTTGCGGGTGCCTGGGTCGATGAACACTGCCATACCTCGAAGGTAGTCGGGCCAACCTCCGAATCAACCGGCCGGCGTTTGCCTTCGCCGGGCCGGCTGCGGAGAGTTGGAGATAGGGAATGTCGAGTGGAGGCGAGGGGAGTCGAACCCTCCCCTCGCGTGTGTGATGGCATTCAGTACACTACAAGGCATGGAAGCCATGAAAGGAAGAAAGCCATGCCGATGCCGATCCGCGATCTATTCGATCGCTACACCGTCCTAAAGAGGCTCGACTCGAAGACCGTCTCGCTCTACTCACAACTCGCTGACCGACTCGACCGATTCTTCGGGCGACCGGCGACCACGTCCGACCTGGATGATCTAGCCGTGAGCCGGTATCTCCGTTGGCGAACCGACACGCTGGGGTTCCGCGGACGACTGCCGTCGCCGGCCACCGTGCGGAAGGATCAGAACATGATCCAGGCTGCGTGGAGGTACGCGGCCCGTAAGAGAATCGCACTGGAGTTTCCCGACCTCGCGCCCGTGAAGGTGCCGAAGAGGATCCCGACGGGCCGGGCCTACACGATCGCCGACGTGTCAGCGTTGGTCCGCCGCGCCAAACGTCGATACGGGAAGACTGGCGGCCTGCCGTCGTCCTGGTGGTGGTCGACGATCATCTACGCCGCAGTCACGACGGGCGAGCGGTTCACCGCCCTTTCGAGTGTCCGCTGGGCCGACGTGGACCTCGAGCGGCGTCGGATCATCTTCCGAGGCGAGAACAGAAAAGGACGGACGCGAGACATCGAGCGGCAGATCACCGCCGAGCTTGCCGACATGCTCGCCCAGCAGCGACGCGGACCTGGCGACCTGGTCTGGCCGTGGGACCGCCGCAGCCGCAGCCAGTGGGCCTCGCTCCAGGTTCTGTGTCGGACGGCTGGCGTCCAGTATCGAGGCTTCCACGGGTTCCGCCGGACGGCCGCCAGTTACGCGGCCCTCATGGGCGGCCGGGCCGCGGCGACGCGGCTCCTAGATCACTCCGACCCTAATCTCCAGGCCGTCTACGTTGACCCGTTGATCTGCCCGAGCGAGGAGAGCTCTTGCTCGGCGTTGCCGCCGCTCGACCTGGAGGAGAAGGCCCCGACCCCGGCGGTCTGATCACCGGGCCGCGACCCGGCACTCCTGGTGGCAGGCCGCATATCCCGCGATGTCGATCCCGCCGTCGTCGGTGGCCGCTGCCCCGAGCTGCCGCGAGACCTTGTCGAGGATCATCACGAGGGCCCAGTCGGACGCCGTGAACTTCGTCCCAAAGGCGGAGTTGACCATCGCAGCCGTCCTGGCGAAGTGTTCCGCCGGCGGCCCGTACTTGCCGTGCCGGTCGCGGACGGCGGCGATCGACTGCTCCAGCATTTGCTCGGCCGCTGTTCTCGTTTCCATCATGTGTCGCTCCTTCAGTTCTCGGATCATGGTCAGAGCGAACGAGGCTAGAGAACCTCCCGTGCCAGTCCAGCAGTTTGCCGAACCGAGCCGGCGGCAGAGCTGCTCGGCGGCCTGGAGGTCGGCTTCAGTCATGGAGTCGATACGTTAGCGACCACAGGATCCGCGAGAGGTCACGACCGGCAGAGAGGACGACGGACTCGTCTAGGTCCGGGAACAGTTGGTGGAGGGCCTCGTGACACTCCGTCTCCAGCCGGGCCCGGCCGCGGAGCCGCGAGTCGATCAACACCTTCCGCTCGAGGTGTGGGCTTCGCTCGTCCGGCGTGATCGACCAGCCAGCGGCCCGGCCCCGGAGGCGAGCGTAGCGCCACAGGACGCGGACGCCGCGGATCAGGAAGTGGTGATCCTCGCTCACGCCAACCTCCCGAGCTCGACCGGAGGCCCGGCGACGTGCATCGCGTGGAGTCCTCCGTCGGGCCTGTAGACGTAGAGCTCCATCGCACGCCGGCTGCCGACGAATCCGCTCACCGCGTGCCAGTCGTCGGCAGGGCATAGGGCCGGGGCGATCCGCACGAGGACCCCGTCGATCGTCTCGATCGGCCGCTGCCACTCGGCGGCCTGGTGGTGAAGGTGGCCGGTGTGGATCTCCCGGTATGGGCAACGCGACCAAGCGGACGCGGCCTCGTGGCTCATGAGCTGCGGCAGCCGCCGCTTGGCCCGGTGGCCGTGAACGAACCCAAGGAGGTTTCCGCCCTCGGTCAAGTATTTCCGCGGGGTGAACGTCGAGTCGACGGAGACTCGCTTACTCTTCGCGTAGCGTTCGACTGCGATCCGGTGGAATGCCCAGGTCAGCGTCTCGTCGTGGTTCCCGTTCACGACGAGCACGTCGGCCGGAGCCACCGAGGCCGCTCCGTCGACGACCTGGAGGAGAGCCTCCGTCCCGACGCTGATCATCTTCTGGATCCGGCCGTCGCGTTCAAGCGGCGTCCCCGATGTCGTGGTCCCAGACGGAGTGTCGTAGTGGAAAAGGTCGCCGAGCCCGGCGACGGTGATCCTGCCGGGCGAGTAGCCGGTCGCGACATCGAGCAGCTCGGCCGACGAGTCGCCAACCAGCCGGGCCGCGATGTCGAGGTCGTAGTCGGCCTCGCCGGTCGACTTGCCCCAGGCGTACTTCCCGAAGTGGGTGTCGGCGACGACCAGGACGGCCCAGGGCTTGTCCGCGGTTCGCGAACTGCGAACGTGTTTCCATTTTCCAGAATGTGGAACAGGTCGCCGGATCGTGTCGCCGGCGGCGACGATCATCGCCTCGACCAGCTCCTCGGCCTTCGGCCCGGCCTTCGGCCGCAACCGCACGAACACCCGGAAGAGCTCGGTCACGACCGGATCGCCGGTCTGCCTGTCTGCCGTCAGCCCCTCCCACTTTGTCGCCTCGGAGGCCGCGACCTCGAACCGCGTCAGGTCTGCTTCGATGTGGCGGAGAAGATCCTCGACCGTGCGGATCGTCCGCGAGACGCTGCGGGCCTCCAGGTTGTCGCCTGCGGCCTTCTTCGTTACCTCCTCGATCGTCAGGCCGTCGCCGCCTGCCGCCTTCGTGGCGGCCTTCCTGGCGACGCGGTCGGCTAGTCTCGACGGGCGAGCCATACGCGTAGCCCTTGGGGTCCGCAGAGGTCGTATCCGCTCGCCGCGGCTTCCTCGATCAGCAGGTCCGCCAGGGCGGACGCGGAGGTCTGAATCTCGCCGGAATGAAACCGGCGGCGTACCTCGAGGAGCTCGGCCTGGGCCTCGGGGGAGAGGCGATCGAAGAACGACTTTGGCCCAGGCCTGAGAGACGCGACGCGGTCAGCGAGACGGTCGGCGAGCGACGGCATACGGGCCTCCGTGTCACGAGCGGCGGCCGTCCTGGGCCGCGGGCCTTACCCTACGCTATGGGGTCCCCGGATCAATCTCGGCCGGGGCCGTAGTTCCGGGCGGCAGGCCGAGCCATTTCGCCCCGGCCTCGTTCAGCCAGGCGGCCCGCTCGCCGCAGCCGCAGGGGCCGCCGACCACGGCCTCGACTCGCTCCTTCGTGATCCCGATCGCGGCGAGCCCGGAGGCGACGTAGTCGCCCAAGCCGGGCTTGGCCCTCGGATATGCCGGGTGATGCTCGTCGACAGTGAGCGTGTCGCCGTCCTGCCTCACGATGCACGTTCGCACATCGTGGAGCGTATATCCTCGTTCGCGGCAGCGTTGTTCAAGGTGTGAAACGTGACAGATGATCATGGAAGCGGATTTAGGTCACGGCACTGCCTGCGGCCAAATCGTATGGTCGTGGCGAAGGAGTCCGACAAACAGTCGAAGTTGCTTAGGCCGACCGAATAAGAAGGGTCCGAGGTGTTGTTCGAGTTTTCGTCTAGCTCGCTCTCCCATGCGCCAAGGCTTGTTCCTGACTGCGAAACGGTCAGGTCGAGCGGAAAAAAATCGGCGGGAGGAAGTAGCCGGACGGCGTTGTCAGATTCGTAGTCGCACTTTCTGTCCAACTGCTCGACACCACAAACCCTGTCTATCGGAAAGAGTAAACTTCGCGTGCGTCGACGAAAGTAAACTTGCCCTGCGCTCTGCCTGTAGATTGTCACAAACGTGATAATTCTAGCGAACAGGTCCATCTGAACTGTCGGAACACTTGAAATAAACCTACACTGTAATCCTGATATTACGGTGGCCCCGTTGTACCGAGCCTCTGGGTATCCCGAACAGTTGGCGTAGCCAAAGCTACCAACCGCCATAGATAAACCGATCCCGAGGTTTCCAGTAGAAGTATAGAACCCTGACTGGTTGTTTATGTTTGCGTCACTCAGTCTTTTCTCTCGCGTTGCTATCACGTCTACGCCAAAACCACCGAGCGAACACGAGGAGTCGCATGTGTCAAACCGACAAATGTCGTGAACGTGAGACGTGTTAGTGTATGACTGCCCAGGACAAACTCCGTAGGTCTTATTGAAAAGCGTCGCATTTTGTCCGTTGCATGACTGATTTACCGAAGCCCCAATCCAGACGTCACTTGCCAGAACCTGCGGCGACAGGATCTGCATTGTGTAGCTACACCAGTCCGGGCAGATCGTGCAGTTGCTCGGGCAGCAGCCACACCCAGGCAGTAAGACCATCACGAGCACTCCGCGGCGATCAGATAATATGACCCGTTCACGCCTCGCGCCACGATCACCCACTTCCCGGTCGCCACGTTCGCGAACTTGTTGACGCATCCAGTCAGCGTCGCGCCGGAGGTCTGGGTCTCGCTCCCTGCCGTGCCGCTTTCCCAGACGTTGATCGTCGCGGTCGTGCCCTTCGTCCAGGTGGCCGAGGTCTTTCCGAGACGCACAGGATCGTCGTCCCCTACATCGCGAAACATGATCCCAGGCATGTCGCGATTACCGGCCTCGTAGGCCTTCGTCGCCGCGATCACGCGACGAGCGCCGTCTTCGGAGAATGTTACGGGCTTGGTCATGCGATGAAGACCGGCGTCCCGAAACCGGTCGTGAAGTCGGCGGTCTCGTAGATGTCGACGCCAGCGCCTCCGTTTATTACGCCTGGCTTCTGTCCCGCCGTCTTCTTCGTTCCGTCACTGTTGAGCGCGACCGGCTGCTTCACCGGCCTCCCGTCGGATCCGGTGATTGTCTTCCGCTCACCGCTAACCAGCTCCGTAAATCCAACGTCCCACGGCTTACACTTCCAGGTGTCGGGTTCGTAGCGAAACTCCCAGTGGGCCTCGATGTAGTCGAGCGTCGTCCCGTCGTTCGCTCCGTCGAGCTTTGAGACGCTGACCTTCTTCGCGCTCTTCAGATAACACTTGACCGTTTTTGCAGCGTAGTTGCTCCAGCTCGCGCTGTTCACTTTGCCGGCGTATGCCCCAGCCGCGGACCCGAATGCCGCGTCCGTCGCGTAGCACTTCACCAGCGACCAGGCGACCTCCTCTCGCTCTCGCTCCAGGCCCTCGAGCGGATCGCCTGCCGCGTTTGTGATCGACACGTTGCTCGTGTCGCGGAACACGGGGACAGTCGAGGTCCCGCCGCTTCTCTCCCAGGAGTCCTTCGGGATCCCCGAGGACTGCGGCGTCTTCGCGGCAGGAGGAACGTAGTATCTGACGGTGAACATCCACCGCATCCCCTCGCGGCCTTCGGAGTCAAGCGTGAACTCCATCGCCTTCAGCGCGGAGAACTCGGGGTGCGAGGCACCCCAGACGATCCCGCCGGTCGCGAGCGTCTGAAGGATCTCGAGGCGGGTCGTCGTCGGCGAGTCGACGCGGACCTGCCAGCGTTCCGTGGCCTGGAGCGATTCGGCAAACTTGCCAGACAGGCTCGCCCCGTCGAGGATCCGCTGGTAGGAGACGACAGCCATGGCTAGTTGAAATCCGCGACTGAGAAGGCTTCTTCACCCGTATTGGCGGCGATCTCCTGGAGGACGGAGAGCTGCTGCTCCTGCACGTCACCGGCTCCGCCTCGCATGATCCGGAACATCTCGGCGATCCCTTCGGTCGACCTCGAGTCGATACCCTTGATCGCCTGGGCCACGTCGACAACGACGGTCTGATTCAGCTCGACGGGCTTCTTCGACGCTTCGTCGACGGAGTTTGCCGCGGCCTCCGCCGCCGCGATCGACGCGTCGAGCGATGTCACCAGCGGACCGGCAATAGCCTGTCCGACGTTCGGAGCGTTGTCGGCGAACGCGGCATCAAAACCGGCTTGCATCTGCTCGACGTTCGTCGTGATCCCGTCAGAGATTGATTGATTGAATGCCGAGGCCCCGGCGACGACGGCGTCGAGCGTCGACGTGTCGAATCCGAGATATGAGCCGATCTCCTTCGCCACCGTGGCGAGACCCTCAAAGGCCCCACTGAATCCGAGGACGATCATCCCGAGCCCGGCCTGGGCTCCGTTGAACACGCCTGACAGGAAGGAGGCCGTCCGATTCATGAGGTCGCCAACGCCGCCCCACTGCTGGCCGACCTGCGACAGATAGGAGAACGTCGATCCGAAGTTAGCGATCAGGTAGTCGCCGATCCCGGCCAGGAATCTTGCCCCCTGAAGGATCCCGTCGCCGATCGCCTGCCCGATGTTCGCCCCGCCAATGTCTCCGACCAGGGTCGTAAACTGCTCGGAGATCGCGGTGATCGCCGGGGCGAGGTACGCGACGACCTGTTGGACGACTCCCTCGATCGACTTTGCGACCATAGTGAACGAGTCGTTCATCGCTTCAACATTCTGGCCCTGGGCGTTTGTGAGCGTCAGACCAAGCCGCTCGGCCTGCTCTCGAGCGGCCGCGATCCCTTCGGCTCCGCCGGAGAAGAGCGGAAGCAGCTCGGCCCCGGCCTTGCCGAATATCCGGACGGCGGCCGCGGCACGCTGAGCCTCGGTCGGCAAGGCAGCGATAGACGCCGCGATAGCGTCGAACCGTTCAGACGCCGACATTCCGTTGAGCTGCTCGACCGACAGGCCGAGCCCGGCGAAGGCGGCCGTCGCCACCTTCGATCCGCCGGCCGCGTTCGCGAACGCGATCTCGGCCTTCTGTGAGGCCTTGCCAATCGTATCCATTGAGACGCCGGCGAGGTCGGCCGCGAGCGACAGGCCCGCAAACTCCCCGTAAGTCATGCCCAGACGGGCGGCGAGTTTGCTCGCGTTGTCGACTACGTCGGCCTGGGCCTGCCCGAACGAGACGAGACTCCGCACGCTCGAGATCGCCGCGGAGGCGACCGAGGCGAAGAGCTGCGTCGCGTTGATCGCGACGAGCGTCCGCATTGAAGACTCCAGACCCTTCGTGTCGGACTGGAGGCTACGGAACGACGAGGAGGCGGCCTTCACTCCGGACGTCAGTCCGGACGTGCTCGCGGTGAATACGGCTGACACTTTTCCGATCGACGCCACACTAGCCTCCTTCCCTGGTCCAGCCCTTCAGCTTCTCCGCGATCTCGTCCTGGGTCATCTCCCGGTCCGGGTCATAGTTCGGCAGGAAGAGATCCACAAAGTCGGACCCCGGCTTCGCACCGAGGGCCGCGATCGTGAACATCGTCTCCCTTGCCGTCCGGAGCCAGTCCTCGCCGAATGGCTCGACGCGGTAGTACGCGATCCACTTGTGGAGCTGGTCGAGCGTCAGTTCGCGTTTCCATTGTTCGACGTTCCCGATCCCTAGGTGGGCCGCCAGACGGTAGACGAATCGCTCGACTCGTCCCGTCTGGCTTCTTAGTTTTTTTCCATGTCTCCCACGACCTGGTCGTCGGAGAGGAGGACCGTCGCCCAGGCCTTCTTGTAAAGCCACATTACGCGACGGTGAGCCGCGAGCAGGACCTTCGACGCCTCGGCCCCGAGCGGCTTTCCGCTCGCGTCGCAAAGGCAGGTGGTGAGCGTCTTCGCGATCAAATCGGCAGGAGGAGCTGCGGTGCCAAGGTCCCGGTGAGCCATCGCCAGGCCGTGCCATTCGGCGAAGGTCGGATAGCGGAAGTAGACCGGCTCGCTATAGCCTGGCGGATTCACTAGGACCGTTTCGGAGATGTTGTCGAGGAGCGTCATGATCCTTCACCTGTGAGTTTGAAGACTGCCTGTCCGACCAGGAACTCGCCGACGCTGCCGGTCACATCGAACGACTCGAGGTAGGCCGGCTTCGTCAGCGACACGCCATCCCCGAATACCGACACACTGGAGCGAAACCCGATGTCGGCATTCACATACGGAGGGCATCCGTAGAGTGTGACCTCGACCGTCCCCGGATCAATCGCGATGCAGTCGTATACCTTCACGATCCTTGCGTTCGGTCCATAGCCGACGACCTCGCTCGTGATGTTCGTCTTCTCGACGAACACGGCGTTGCCAGGGGAGACTCGCCAGCGAGTGATCCGGCCAAGATTCTGCCCGTTGAACGAGCAGGTCGAGCCCTGCGACGAAGGAGTCGGCATCGAGTCGGCCTCCTACGGTCAGGCCGCGTAGTCGCTTGTGTAGTTGGCGGTCCACTTCTTCAGCTCGCCGACCGCGTCGTCGCTCGTGGAGTCCATGCACTTACAGACCACGCCTTCGGCCGTGATCGTCGTCCCCTTCGTGGGCTTCGTTGATCCGAGGCCCTCGATCGTGACGGTGACGACCATTCCGGTGGCAGAGTTTTGGCCGTAGTCCGTCAGGCCGTTTTCGTAGACCCGCGTCCCGCCGTCGGCGATCGACAGGGTCGAGGCGTCGAGCTGCGGCGTCACGTCAGACTGTCGCGCGACCTTCACGGTGACCTTCGTAGCGCCGGAGACGCTATACGCTGCGAACCCTTGCGAACTTGTGAATGTTGCTGCGGGCACGTCGTCTGCTCCTGGTTACGAGGCCGGGTAGAACGAGAACTCGGCCGACCAGGTGGCGTACTTGCCGACCTCGTAGCTCTTCTCGTAGCTCTCACAAATCCAGCCGGTCGTCGTGGCGGCCGCCGTGATCGCGAGCGTCGTGTCCGACTTCAGATTCCCGGAGACGCTGCATGTCTTCGTGGCGGTCTTCGTCCCGCCCTCGATCAGCGGAGGGGCCGCATACTGTCGCGTCGAGTCGCCGAGGACCGTCACGTCTTCCTTGGGAGTCGCCCCGGCCGTTTCGATATCCTTCAGTGAGATAGTCTTCGCGCCGGACGGGATCGTCGGGCCTGGCGATGTCAGCGTGGAGATCGGCATGGTCTGCTCCTGTGTCGGACGTGGTCGATTTTATGGGGTGACGTGCGGGGCGAATCTCACTCAGCCCAGCGGACCTCGACCGACAGCTCGACCGTATAGGTCGGCGTCTCGCGGCCCTCGAGGTAGTCTGGCTGGCCGTCTCGCTCGTCGAGAACCAGGCAGTGTTCGACCGTCGTCCCGTCGGCGGTGCCGGCGAACTTGTGGATCGCCGCGGTGATCTGGCCGGCGAGCGTCCAGGCCTGGACGTAGTCGTCGGCGTAGACCGCCACCAGGAACCGGGCGACCGGGTTGACCTGGTCGGCGGCCGGCGTGTCGTCGAACGTGTCGGCCAGGACCTGCTCGCGGCCGGTCGCCTCGCGGGCGTAGATCGTGAACGGCGGCGACTGGGTGCCGGTCATGCCGACTGGCCAGGCCGTGGCCGACGTGGCGTCCTCGATCGCTTCCTTCAGCCAGACGTGGGGCGTGGGCATGGTGGCTCCTACTGTGGTGCGATGCCGGCCGCGACGCCGCGTTTCGACATGCCGGGCCGCATGGGTGAGTTTGCCTCGTTGACGGCCTTCTCCAGGGCGGCTGCCATCTCGGCCTCTAGCCGACTTCCGACAATTGCCTTTGAGGCCGCGAGCGTCTTGTCGATGATCTTCCGCGGCTCGATCCCGCGACTAGTTCCAAACTCCAGCCAGATAGCTTTCCGCGATTCGTATCCGTACTTGTAGCCGAGGGCACCGAAAACCACGCCGTCCTTGTTTGTTCCCTTGTAGCGTGCCGTGAACGTCGCGGCCTTTCGGAGCGAGCCGCCTCGCCGCTTGTAATTCATCTTCAGCTCACCGCGAACGACCGCGGCCTTCACGCGGCGGCCGCCACCCTTCGGCGTGTTCGCCTTCAGGATCGGAATCGCGTCCTTTCCTGCCCGCTTCATCGCGGCCTGAAGATGTTTCTTCGCCACGCTGCGGGGGAGCTCGGCGTATCGCTTCATCAGCTCGCCGATCTGCCCTTCGACGTTGTTCCATCCGAGGACGATCATGCCGCCTGCTCCTCGACGGTCAGCTCGAGGTCGTCGCGGTTCCCCTGCTCGACGACGGCCGAGACGTAGAGGAGCCGGTCGCCGCGGCTCGGCCAGCGAAGACGCTGGTCACCTGCTACGTCGCTCCGGTATCTCGTGTAGACCGTGGCCGAGATCCCGCCGCCGACCTGGCGGCGGCGGGCCTGTTCGTTGTAGCTCGTGGCCTCGTAGGACCCGAGGATCGTCGCGACCGTCTCCCAGGTCTCGACGGTTCCGCCGGCCGCGTTGCGGCTGCGGACTGGCCGCTCCAGGACGAAGACCTCGCGGTAGCGGCCGGCAGCTCGTGCCATCACCAGCCTCCGTTCCACGAGCTCGCCGCGAGGAGCGTCTCGAACGCCTGGGGCAGCTCGCCGCCGCCTTCGGTGTTGAGGACGCCGCGATTCTCAAACTGGTGGTTCACATAGGCCAGGATCGCCGAGCGGACCATCGGCTCGATCGTCGAGCCCGGAGCGACGCCGGCCCAGTAAGTGACGACGATCTTCTCGGTCGTCTCATTGTCGAGCGTGACGATAGCCGGGAACGCGTCCTGGTCGACCTCGTAGTCGGACGCCGACAGGGCAGCCCCGTCGACCGTGATCGTGATCGGATAGGTGCCGGAGATCAGCACGGGCGGGGCCGGCAGGTAGAGAACCTTCCCGCCCGTCCGCCAGGTCGCCCGGTACTGTGTCGCGACGAGCGTCACAGAGAGTCGGCTCTCGACCAGACGCCGGGCCGCGGCGACTTTGTCGAGGAGGAACCGATCGTGTTCGGCCTGGTCCTGAGAGATCGAGACCTGGGCCTTCGCCTCGGTGAGCGAGACAGGCTCGACGAGAGGCCACTGGAGAACGCGGATCGTGTCGGGCTTTGCCATCGGTCGCTCCGTGGTCCAGATAGGCGAAGAGCCGGGGCCGGCATCCCTGCCAGCCCCGGCCCCCGTGAATCACATCGACACGGATCAGGAGGTCGCCTTCGCCAGCCGACCGACGAACTCGGGGCCGTGATTCAGCACGCCGAGGCGGCTGGATCCGACGAAGAGCGTCTGACGGCTGCGGACGAGCAGCTCCTTCGCGACCGTGATCTGGATCCCTTCGGCAGCGAGACCGACCGCAGTCGACTTGCTGAAGTCACCGTAGAGGGCCAGCGTGGTCGCCGGCATACCCTTGGCGAGGTAGACCGGAGCACCGTACACCGTCGGGACCACCCGACCGCCACCGACCGTCATGGTCGTCTGCTGGGCTGCCCACAGCTTCATCAGGTCGACGTAGCCGGCTTTCGAGCACACCCAGGCCCCGGTTCCCATGATCGTCTCGTCGACCTTGCCGACCACGTCCGCGAGGTTTGCGGCGGTCGTCGAGGAGGCGAGGGCCACGGTCACGGTGTTGGGATTGCTCGCGATAGCGGCGACCGCGGCCGGGAGGCCGGAGATCGTCGGGCTCGACGAGTTGCCGGTGAGCCACTTCTGGTCGTACCAGACAGCGAACCCGTAGGACATGCGGTCTACGAGCAGGCCAGCCACGTCGATCGGCGAGTCGTTCAGGAGGGCGTTCGACACCGCGACCGAGCCGCCGGCCTCGTAGAGGGTCAGCGTCGGGCCGCTGGTCGACAGGTCCTGGTCGGTGAACGCCGCGTTCTCGGCGGCGAACGAGACCGTGAACTCGCCGCTTTTCGGCAGGTTGATCGACTGGCCCCGCGGCCGGAAGATGCTCGCGAGCTGCATCGCCACCGACTGGTACTGGAGGCGGTTGATGATCGCGTCGTAGAGCTCGGTCACGACGTACGAGTCGCCGTAGCCGCTGACGGTCTCGCCCATGGCTCGCTTTTCGCCGCTGGCGAGACGGACCAGGAACTCGCCGACATCGGCCGCGACCTGCGCCGAGCGGAACGCTCGAACGCCGGCACGGATGTCGGGCCGCGAGAAGTCTTCGGGCTGGGCCACTTCGGCCGGCTTTGGCGAGCTGGCCGACTCGGTGACGGTGCGGAGGCTGGCGAGCTTCTCGTCGAGGGCTCGCTCGGCGGCCGCTTCCTTCGCGATGTTGTCGGACTGCTCCGACAGGGCGGCGAGCCGCTCCTCGACCCGGGTCCGCTCGGCATCGTCGGTCGTCTCGACTGCGCGGAGATCGGTGATCTCGGCGGCGACCTTGGCGGCGTCATCCTGGAGGCGGGCGAGCTTGGGCGACGGCATGGGCGATTCCCTTCGTGTGTCTGTGTGGTGTCCTTACCGCACGCCACGATATGACCGCCCGCCGTGGCAGAATCTCTCCGCCGTCCTACGGTAGGACGATCAGCGGTCGGGGCCCGCCGATCCGATCCGCGTGATGATCTGGCGCTGCCCGGCCGCGATCTCCTGGAGCGTCTCGGCCTGGCGGACCTGAGTCTCGCCGAGCGAGCGGAGCGTCGCCGATGTTTGCTGGAGGTACTCGGTGTGGCTCTCGACGATCGGGACGACGACCGTCGAATGCAGCGAGGCGGCTGCCTGCCAGAACATCCAGAGGATCACGGCCAGGATCCCGGCCGGGATCCCGATCGTGTTCAGTAGGGCCCCGGTCGGACCGAGGGCCTCGACGATTTCGCTTCGCGTCACGATCCGCTCATACTGTTCAGCCACCGAATCACGAGGGCCTGGACGATCGCCGAGATCGCCCAGACGAGGATCAACGTCATAAAGGCCATTCCGCATTGTTCGGCGTAGACGGTCCTGACACGCCGCTCGACGCGGCGTCGGATCGCGTCGACGTGATGATCGCACCAGCCGGCGGCGAGCTCGCCCTCGACGGCGTCGAGCTGCGACAGGGCGACGCGGACGAGCGCGTCGCACCGCTCGCGGCCGAGCATCGACCGCCGCAGCGGCCGATCTGCCAGGGCCTGCCAGACTTCCTCGCGAGCCTGCTCGAGGTCGGTCACGGTTGCACCTCGCAGAGCGTCGCGACCGGTGCCTTCCGGTCGGCCTCGGCCAGGAACAGCGCTATCCGCGTCGAGCAAGATCCGATCGTCCGGTTCCGGGCGGCCCCGAACAGGACGCCGGCCAGCTCTCCGGCCTGGTCGAAGATCGGCCCGCCTGAGTCGCCATGCCGGGCAGCGCCTTCGAGCTCGACGAACTGGGCGGGGTGTTTCCGCGTGGGCGACCCGTAGTCGGTCACCTTCCCCGTTTGCTCGCGGTAGACGCCGGCCGGACCGTAGCCGGCAATCGTCAGCGGGTCACCGAGCCGCGGGGCCTGGGAGGCGATCGCCACGGGCTCGGCGTCTGGCCTGCCGACGACCAGGGCCGCGAGGTCCCAGTCCTGGTCCCACGCGACAACGCGGGCCCGGGTTGTCAGCCCGTCCGGGAACGACACGTCGACCGCGTCCCGGTTGCTGCGGACACAGTGCCACGCGGTGAGGACTAGGCCCGACGTGCCACTGACGCGAACGAGAACGCCGCTACTGCATTCGAGCGACGCTCCGACTCCGCAGACGACGCGGCAGACGGACGGCCGCGGCTGGCCCGGCTTTCGGTCAGGAATACTGCTAGTTTTTTCTGACGAAATGTTGACGGCCGTGCCTGTGCCCTGGCAGGCCTGGCACGGATAGAACAGCGGCACCCGGCCGACGGTCCGCGTACCTTGGCAGACGCCGCAGTCAGCCGCGAGGGCTGACGCCGCGAAGATCATCCAGACGATGGCGGATCGCATGTGTCATCCGGCGGGCCGGCTCCAGTCGTCGGGGAGTGTGACGGTCGCGATCGCGAACGAGCCGCGCCACGCGGAGCGGGCGGTCTGGTCGGAGTCGTAGCGAGTGACGTTGTAGGAGTCGGGGTAAGCCATGAGCCGCTGATCGGCGACCCACCGAGCCCACGGCACCGCATGGCCCCGGCGGCCCACGCTCACGACGAGGCCTCGGAGGACACAGCAGACGGCCTGCTCGTAGCTCTTCGGGAAGATCACCTCGAGCGCCCGGAAGTGGCGGGCCGTTTCCTGCCAGCCGTCGGGGAACCGCGAGACCGAGACCCACTGTCCGCCGGACTGGTTCGAGTTGCCCTCGCCGCTCGTGCCGGTGAGCGTGTGGGCGAAGTGATACTCGGCCGGCTGGATCGTGTCGGGCAGCATCCCGCGGCGGACCGCGATCTCCAGGACCGCTCGGACGTTCGCCCCGCCCCAGCGGTCGGGATTCGCTTCGGCGTAGACGGAGAGAGGCGACAGCCAGACCGAGCCGAAGAGCGACGACTCGCCGTAGCGGTAGGCCTTCTTCGGGCCGTCCTCGAAGATCACCGACCGAGCGCGGTTGCGGGCCGCTTCCATGTTCGCCCGCAGACTGTGGCAGGTGCATTCATGGGTGGGATTCTGGTTCGTGTATCGGTCGATGAAGTTGATCGGCCAGGTGTCGTAGCGATCATTGTCGCGGGCCGCGTCGGCCCAGTCCCGCGGCTCGATCCAGAGCGAGTCCGGGAACTCGCGGGCCGCGTTGCCGCAGGCATCGCGGAGAACGTCGTCGGTGTCCTCGGCCGCCAGATGATCTGGGTAACCGTCGTGCTCGTCAGGGAAGTAGTCGATCAGCTTCGGGTCGATGCTCATGGGACTGCCCTCGCGATCGCGTCGGGGTCGGTCGGGGCCTTCACGATCGACAGGACCGTCGAGCCCGACAGGACGACAAGGGCGGGCAGGCCGTCGACCTGCGCGGCCGCCAGGGCCGGCCGGTACTGCTCGGGGATCTCGCCCGTGCCGTCGACCGTGTCGGCCTCGAGGAGCGTCGCCACGATCCCGCGGTCGCGGTTGAGTCTGTTCAGCGCGACGACGACGCCGGTCGGGACGGCCGTCTGATCCTTCTCATAGACGTAGACGGCCGCGGTCGCGACGGGCGGCGCCACGATCGGAACGGTCCACGGGATCGTCGGCAGCGGCCCCGCGAGCAGGAACAGCCCGGCGGCGAGGAGGACGAGCGGTCTCATGCCCGCGGCTCCTCGGGCTTCAGGAGCTCGGCGTGGAGCTGGAGAGCGATCGCGACGGCCGGGGTCTTCCCCTGCTCGCGGAGCCGGGTCGCAAGATCGCTCACGATCCGAACGTCGTCGGTCGGGATCTTCGAGGACGAGCCGAAGGCGCGGAGCCCGCGGGCCCACTGGACGACGAGGTAGAGGGCGTAGACGACGAGGGCGATCCCCACGGCGGCCTGGGCGTACTGCATCACGAGTCGGTCTCCTGTGGCATGGTGTCGGCGATCTGGTCAGCGATGGCGACGACCTCGCGGACGAGCTCGACGCCTTCGGGTGTCTTCAGGACGGCGGCGACCCGCGAGGCGAGCCGGTCGTCGAACTGCGTGTTCGTCTTCTCCGCGAGCCACTCGGCCAGGTCGCCGAGGACCACGGCCCGCTCCCGGGCGTCGAGCGTGGTCGAGATCCGCCGCATGTAGCCGAGGAGCGGCGACCACGCGTGGAGCGTTCTGATCTGGTCGACGACCGGGATCGGCATCGCATCACCTGCCGCGAAGGACGGAGAGGTACTGCTCGAGGACGCCGCCGGCGATCGCCAGGACGAGCGTCCGGACGGCGGGCCGGGCGAATAGCCAGATCGGGTAGACGGTGGCCGGGATCGCGTAGTCGGCCACGGCGTCGAAGAGACGGCCGACCGCGTCGAGCGCGAACTCCTTTTTCTCGGGGCCCGACATGGCCTTCACGTTGTCGAGGAACGGCACGACGAGACGGAGCATGGCGAGCAGGAGCTCGCCGAACTCGCCCCACGTCAGGCCGTCGGCGGCCCGGGCCTTCGCGGTCTCGATGAACGCGTAGACCTGGTCGAGGAGTCCGTTTTCCTTGTCGGCTGCGGCAGTTGCGGCGGCGGCGGTCGTCATCGTTTTCTTCTCCAGACGGCGTTGGCGGGGACGACCTGGCGGCGACGTTGCCGGCAGGTCTGGCATTCGACGTATCGGACCTGGCGGTCGCCGGCCCGCTTGCTCGACTCGACGCGGCAGCGGCCGCCGCAGGTCAGGCATGTGGTGGTCACACGAGCACTCCGACGACAGAGACCTCGACGACCGCGACCCACTGGTAGGTGAGCGAGACGGCCGAGCCGGTGGCGGTCGCCGCGGCGGAGAGAACGACGGCGGTCCCGCTCGTGATCTCGGTGACGGTTGTCCCGGCCGGGATGCCGGTCCCCGAGACAGCCATACCGACAGCCAGGCTGGCCGTGGAGGAGATCCCGGAGACGGCCGTCGACCCGTTGGTGGTGTTGCCGGCGGTGACGACAGCGGTCGCGTTGTTCGTGACGCGGAGCGTCTTCGACGTGGTCGTCGTCGGCAGGCCGGCGACAGGGGCGTAATGGACCGCGACGCCGCTCGCCCCGACCCGGTAGGCCGTGACCTGTGTCCATCCATTCGACGTACCCTGGTCGATGGTCAGCGTCGCGCCCGTCGACGAGTTGCTGATCGTGATCTGCTTGATCGCGGAGAATGCCGTGGTGACGGTGGTACCGAGGATCGTCGACTCCAGGGCGCGGAGGTCGAGCGTGGTCGCGGCGGCGGCCGCCAGCGTCAGCGTTCCGAACCAGAGCCCGTTCGCCTGCCCCGAGGCTGTGCCGTTGATCAGGTCGGTCCGGAGCGTGGCGTCGCGGGAGATCACCAGGTTGCCGTCGGAGTAGACCGAGCGGATCTGGACGGCGCTATTGTGGGTGAGCGTGGGCATGTCGTCTCCCTGTTAGCCGGCAGTGATTCGCATCCGTGCCACGGCGGCCGCGGCTGCGGCCCGAGCCCCAGCAAGCGACGAGACCTTCACGGACCGCGACGGCGTTCCGGTGGCCTCGGTGGCCGAGACGATTCCCTCGGGGTAGTCGTCGACCCACACGTCCACCGCCAGGCCGGCGGCTGCCGCGGCGTCGCGCTTCTGAGTAGCGGCCCCGCACAGGATGAGGTCCGAGACCTCGAGGTCCGCGAACGCGAGCCGCAGCTCCTCTCGGTTCGCGTCGTCGTTCTCGCGTCGCGAGATACACACGACGCGGTTCCCGGCGTTGGTCGCCATCGACACGAACGACCGCCACAGGCCTGGGGCCGCGGTGAACGTCCGGTCGTAGTCGAGCGAGATCAGCAGTCCGCGGCCTTGCTCTCGATGCTTGACGAGCCCACGGGCTGCCTTCCAGGCAGTGAGAGAGCGAAGGCCGACGGAGCTGTTCGGGTAGGCTGCGTGGGTGACCGGCGACACGTCAAAGATCGCCGCCTCGGAGATCGTCCGCGTGACGTTCCCGGCGGGATCCTCGTCCCACGACTCGCCCCGGGCGTCGGTCAGCGAGAACGCGAAGGACGACCCGAGGATGTAGCGATCGCGGACCAGCGGCAGGACCTCGGCCGTTGTCGGCGTGCCGACGGGCGGAACGGCCCGGTACATGAGGCCCTTCGGAGTCTCTTCGAGCGTCAGGGTCCCGTTCGTCGTCCGGCCGAGGACCGAGGAATCCTGGTGGTTGTACTTCGCGACCACGTCGGCCTGACCGCGTGGGTCGTTCGGCGAGCGGTCCAGGTACTTCCGGAACGCCCCCGGCATGAATCGCTCTTTGAACCCGCCGAGGTCCACCGACCACTTGTTCCATGGTGGAGCCATGCCGACGATCACCGGGCGGCCGTCGTCGCGAGTCTCCAGCCTGAGCTCGACATCGGGGTCGTCGGCCTGGGAGAGGTAGCGGGTCTCGATCTGGTGCGACATCGTCAGGTCCCCATCGTGGCGTCGGGCGTCGTCTGCGGATCGGTTGGAGTCGTGTCGGCCGTCGGCGGCGTGGTCGTGTCGGCAGTCGGTGGCATCCTGCCTGCGGCCCCGGCCTGGGCGGCCGCGGCGTCGAGCGTGGAGAACCCGAGCTGGACGTAGGTCTGGTTCGCGGCCTCGGTGTCGAGCAGCTCGAAATCTTCGCGGTCGCGGATCTCGTTCGGCGTGATCGCGCCCATGTTCCAGAGCGACTGATAGAGGGCGGCCCGGCCCGCGGTGTCGGCCCGCAGGATCCCGCGGGTGTCGAGCTTCGCGTAGGTGTTCTCGCCATAGACCGGCTGGAGCGCCATGTCGATCGGCGATTCCATCCGGCGAGCCCACGGCAGCAGGCACCAGACCTGGGCGGATAGGTGCTCCTGCTCGACCGTCGAATATTTGTTCATCTTCGCATCACCGAGAAGCGTCGAAGGGACGCCCCAGTGTCGGCATACGTCAGGAAGGATCGCGTCCCGCAGCTCCTGGAACTGCGACGCCTCCATCGAGTTACTCTCGATCGGCTTCAGTCGCGTCTTCTTGGGCAGCACGGCAGCCCGGCCGCGGTTCGCGGCTCCGCCGTAGGCTTCCTGGAGAGCGTCGCGGATCGCGTCGACAGCCGCGTCGGGGATCTTCTCGTCCGTCTCGAGGACCATGTCGGGCCTCGCGCTGTTCGACCAGAACGCGGTAGCCGCGGTGTCGAGCTGGCGGGCCAGGTTGATACTCGTCGCGTTCATCTCGGCCGGAGCGTGACCGACGATCCCGTTGTCGGAGATCCACCGCCAGTGGAAGACCTGCTCCTGGGCGAGCGGCTCCCAGATTCCCTTGTCGTTCCAGAACTTGTAGGCGAGCGAGTAGTCGGCGTTCTGTTCGACCACAACTCGCGACGGATGGAGTGGAATGAGTTGAGTCATCCAGCCGCGGTCGCCCGGCATGATCCTCGCGTAGCCGTTGCCGTGAAGCGCGGTCCAGTACGCTTGGAGCGTGTAGAAATCCCACGCCGACTGCCAGCGGTTCGGCCGCTTGCGGAGCGTGTAGGCACAGGGCAGATCGGCCTTCTGCCGGCGACCGTCTGGCCGCTCCTGCATGATCTGCATGGGGCAGATACCGACGGCCTGGGCGATCCAGCGGACGACGCCGAAGATCGCCGACACGCGGACGGCGGTCTCGGGGCCCACAGCCGACGGCAGGATCGAGCCCCAGCTTCCGGGCGACGAGAGCGACGTACCGCGGACCTGTATCACGCGCGGGGCCGCGGCGGCCTTGGCCGGAGTCCGGCGGCGGCTGCCGCGGCCTCCAGTGGTAGACGGGCGGCGATTCTTGGGGCTGGGCATGGTAGCCAGTTTCCCCCGCGATCCCCCGGCAGAATCTCGATCAGATGATCCGGATCTTCCAGTCGTCGATGTTCACGGCCTCGCCCGTGTCCTCGTCGGTCGAGGCGAGGGCGAGCGCGTTGACCAGGGCCGCGATGCCGTCGATCTTCTCGTTGCTCTTCGCCTTGTCGGGCTTCACCATTCCAGTCGGGTCCGTGTAGACGCAAACATTGTTTGCGTTCCACGTTGCGACCGGGTTCGCCCCGTGCCGGAGGCGGCCCTCGACGACCAGGGCCTCGAGCAGTTTGCACGGCGCGTTGAGGTAGCTCGTCCGCTGCGGGATGTCCTTCGTCGTGATCCCCTCGCGCTGGAGCAGCGTCTCCAGGGCTCCGGCCTGCCACGGGTCGCAGCCCACGGCCTTGATCTCGTGGGTCTCGCCATACGCGATGATGTCGCGGGCCACGGCCTCGTGATCGAGCCGGTGGCCGTCGGTCACCGTGACCCAGCCGTCGCGGATCCAAGAGTCGTATGGGATCCCCTCGCGGACGCGATCGGCCACGGTCTCGCGTGGGACCCAGTACTTCCACTCGACAGAATATGAGCCGTCCGACTCCTTGAACACGAACGCGGCCGCTGTCATGTCGAGGTTGCTCGCCAGGTCGACGCCGACCCAGCATGGGCGGCCGGCGAGCGGAGCAAGCGGTCCCGCGCTGCACTTCGCCCAGTCGTCGCCCTGGAAGAAACGGGAATCTCCGGCCTGCCAGACGTTCAAGGAATATCTGAGGAACTTCGACATCTTCCGCGGGTCGGTTTGCGCGTCCTGGTAGTCGGCCGCGAACTCGTCCTCTGGGAACGCGATACCCATCGACGGATTAGCTTTCCGCCAGACCTTCGGGTCGGAGAAGTCGTCGTCCTCGTCGGCCGCGTAGATCAGACCGTAGAAGGTCGGGTTCGCCTTTGGATCTTTCAGGACCAGCTCGCAATCTTGCCACCAACGCCATCCGATTCCGTTTCGATCGGAGCCGGCCGTCGAGATCGAGATCACGAGGCCGTTCGCCGTGCCACGGGTCGCATAGATCAAGGCGTCAACCAGGTCGGGCGAGCGGAAGCTATGGATCTCGTCCAGGATCACCGAGCCGTTCAGGCCTTCGTTCCGCCACGAGTCGGAGGACAGACAGCGGATCTCCTTCCCGGTCTCGCGGTTCCGGATGATGCTCCGCGAGTCGACGACCTCGAGCCGCTTCGATAGCTGCGGGCTCGCCTCGACCGACTGCCGGACCATGCGATACATCGTCCGAGCCTGGAGGCGGTCGTTCGCCGCGAGGAACACGTCCTGGGCCGGGGCGTGACACGTCGCCATGTATTGAGCCAACTGGCTCATAAGGGAACTCTTCCTATTTTTCTTGGGGACGAAGATCCCGGCGCGACGGAACCGGAGGCGGCCGTCGTGTCGACGCCAGCCGAAGAGCGGACGAAGGACCTTCTCGGCCTGCCACTCGATCAGCTCGATACGCTTTGGATCTCCGCCGCGTTCGTCTGGGTGTCGACACAGCCCCTGGACGAAGTCGACCGGAGCCTGGGCCGCGTCCTCGTCCCACTTGTAGCCTGGCAGATACTCCGGCCGCCTCTTCGGGTCTAGCGGCTTAGCCGCGGACGGAGAGCTTCGCGAGGATCGCGGCTTCGGGGTCGTCTTCTTCTTCGCCATTCTTGGGATCCTGCGGGATACGGGCGGCAGCGGCTGCCGTCAGTCCGAAGTCCCGCGCCAGTGTGACGAAGTCGCGACGCGAGTCACGGAGCAGTTTCGCGACCGGGCTCGCGGCCTGCCCCTTGTCGGTCGCGGTCACGAAGCCCTCGGCCAGGACCTGGTCCTCGAGGAGGCGGATCTCGGAGTGGAGCCGGCACAGGATCGCGAACGCGTCGGCCTGCTCGGGGACGAGTCGGCCGTCAGCGATCAGCCTCGGGGCGACGCGGTCCCAGAACGCGGCGGCCGCCGGCACGAGCTGCACGCTCGCGGGGACGGCGACGCCTCCGACCGGCACGACGGCCGGGGAACTCCGGGTCCTCGTGTTTCGGCCAGCCTGCGAACGCTGGCTCTTCGGGTCAGGCGTCGGACCTCTACTCCCCATGCGGGCCTCCAGTTTTTTGAAACCCGACAGAAATCCGCGCC